TAAACACACCTAAACCACCTTTATTAAATGAAGTACACCAATGGGTAAAAGAAAACTACAACTCAATATGGGGTCACGGAATAGAGACAGACGACCTTGTTGCAAAGTATTGGTTTGAACTATCACAAGAAATAGGCAGGGACAATGTTATGATTGTAAGCATAGATAAAGACTATAAACAATTCCCTTGTTTGATGTACAACTACCACAAGAAGCACCAAGTGGTTTATGACATAACAGATGAAGAAGCTATGTATAACTTCTATGAACAAATGATAATAGGAGACACGGCAGACAATGTAAATTATTGCAAAGGTTTTGGTAAAAAATATGCAGAAAAGTATTTAGCAGACTGCCAAAGTAAATACCAATACACAAAGAAAATATACAACCTATTTAAAACACTACACAAAGGAAAAGCAAGACAACGATTTGAAGAATGTTACCACTTGTTAAAACTTAGAACTGACTAATGGATGAATGGAACGACAAAGAACTTTATTACTTCTTTACAGTAGAAGCAACAATAGTAGATGACCCTTCATTGGAAACATTACAGGCACATTTAAAGCACTACGAACAAGAACAAGAATACTTAGCTTGTGCCGGCATTAAATTAGGGATAGAGTTCGCCAGATTTAATAGATTACTAAATTTATACAAACAACAAAATGACAAAAGAAATAATTGATTTTATAAATGCAGAATTAAAAATAGACATAAGAAAAAAGAAAAAGACAAATCAATATGTATTTGCCAGAACAGTTTATTATAAGTTAGCTAAAGAACTAACCAACCTACCAATAAGTGAAATAGGCAGACAAGTAAACAAAGACCATTGTTCAGTATTACATAACCTAAAGAACTTTGACGAAGTAGTAAAGAGAAAAGAACTAAAAAAGATATACGACACATTTAAAGAGTTCCCAATACAAGAAGACAGGGTAACATACACAGAAGCATTAAACATAAACGAACAACTAAGACTTCAATTAACAGACTTAAAACAGAAGTACGAACAACTATTAGAAGAAAGGGAAGAAACAAACGCAATAAAAGTAAACAAAATAGAAGAACTTACTAAAGGACTAACAGACGAACAATTAGACTTGGTTCACTTACGATTAGAAGCAATGATTAAAATGATGCGTTAATGACAAGAGACGAAATAGAACGCTGCTATCAATACTATATAAAACACGGTGGGAATGGAGGCAAACACAACTTACCACCTGCGGTAATAAAAAGCCTAATCAATCAACACATAAACAACTATATGGTTAGCGATGAAGGTGAAATAACTTTACACGATAGGGCAGGCAGATTCATAAAGACAGTAAAAAGATTATGAAACAATGTAAAAAATGTAAAGAAACAAAACCCCTTACGGAATACTATAAAGGAAAAAATTACAAGGGAGGTTATCGCGCCCAATGCAAGGTTTGTATAAAAGAAGTTGTTGATATTTACTTTGAAAACAATAAAGACAAATTACAAGAAGCAAAAAAAATATGGGCAGAAAACAACAAAGAAAGAATAAAAAAAACAAAAAAAATATGGGCAGAAAATAACAAAGAGAAATTAAGAAAAAACCAAAAAAAATATTATAAGACAAACAGGGAAAAAATATTAAAACAAAGTGAAAAATATCGCGAAGAAAATAGAGAACTTATAAATAATAAATACAAAGAGTACCATCAAAAAAATAAAGAAAAATTAAATAAACGGTCAAGAATACATAGAGAGCAAAACAAAGAATATTTTAATAATTATATGAGTTCTTGGATTAAAAAAAGATATTCAGAAGACCAAATGTTTAGACTTAAAAGCAATTTAAGGTCAAGGATATACGAGTATTTAAAAAAGGGTGGATATAAAAAAACAAAAAAAACAAGAGACATATTGGGATGCTCTATTGATTTTTATAAAAAGCATTTGCAAAAACAATTTAAAGAAGGTATGTCTTGGGATAATCACGGTGAGTGGCACATTGACCACATAATACCATTAGCTTCAGCAAACACAGAAGAAGAACTAATAAAGTTGTTTCATTACACAAACACCCAACCACTTTGGGCAGAAGAAAACATAAAGAAGTCGGACAAGATATTGTAGCCTATTTAACAACAAAGCCAATTAAATGTTTTTAAGGTAGTTGAATAATCAAATTTTTTCAAATATGGAAAACAAAAGAGGTGGAGCAAGAGAAGGTGCTGGCAGAAAACCAAAGGCAGATGAAGTAGCAATGATAGAGAAATTGTCACCAATGGCAGACAAAGCATATAAAGCATTAGAAGAAGGAGTTGCTAATGGAGACTTTAAATTTGTTCAGTTGTACTTTAATTACTATGCAGGCAAGCCAAAAGAAACCAAAGACATTACACTAAACAACGAACAACCTATTTTCTCATTAGGTGACTTCTAAGGCATCCTATGAATGAATTTATACTAACTACTGCAATAAAGAAGATGAGCCGTCTAAAGGCTCGTAAAAGAGTTGTACAGGGTGGAACGTCAGCTGGTAAAACATTTGGTATTCTGCCCTTGCTTATTGACCAAGCAATTAAACAACCAAACTTGGAAGTTAGTGTAGTATCGGAATCAATACCACATTTGCGCAGGGGTGCATTAAAAGACTTTTTAAAGATTATGATTATGCTGAATAGGTATAGAGATAGTCAGTTTAATAAGTCCACTTTAAAGTACACATTTGGTAATGGTAGTTATATTGAATTCTTTAGTGTAGACCAACCAGACAAATTAAGAGGTGCAAGAAGGAATGTTTTATATGTAAACGAAGCAAACAACATACCCTTTGATGCTTACAATCAATTAGCAATAAGAACAAGCGGTGACATTTGGATTGACTACAACCCAACCAATGAGTTCTGGGCGCATAAACAAGTCCTAACAGATGCAGATGCAGAACTTGAAGTGCTAACCTATAAAGACAATGAAGCGTTACCACAAACCATTGTAGACGAAATAGAGAAAGCTAAAGACAAAGCAAAGACATCAACGTATTGGGAAAATTGGTGGAAGGTATATGGGCTTGGACAAGTAGGTAGTTTAGAAGGTGTTTGTATTACAGATTGGCGTGAAATACAATTACCAACAGAAGCAAGGCTATTGTGTGCGGGATTGGATTGGGGCTATTCCAACGACCCGTCATCTTTAATTTTATTATACAAGTATAACAATGCTTATGTGTTTGATGAGGTGTTTTATCAAAAGGGTTTATTGAATAGCGAAATAAGCAACCTATTAAATAGCCACGATATAAAGACTATTATTTATGCGGATAGTGCAGAACCAAAATCAATAGCTGAATTACAATCTTATGGTCACCAGATATTGCCTGTGTCAAAAGGTAGGGATTCAATAGTATATGGAATAAACCTCATCAACCAAAATGAAATCTATGTTACAAGCAGAAGTAAGAACCTTATAAACGAACTAAGGAATTACATTTGGCTAACAGACAAAGAAGGTAACAAGATGAACAAACCTATTGACGCTTATAACCACGCAATAGATGCGGCACGTTACGCAATTACTTCACAATTAGAAGACCCAAACAAGGGTGAATACCATATTTGGTAAAATGTTAAAGAAATGTTAAAGTTTTGTTAAAATTGTAAATAACTTGTTTATATCTAAAAAAGGATATACATTTACAAAGTAAAACAAAAACAAACAGAACTATGACAACAAAATGTAACATCTGCGGAACTAAAAACAACAAAGACAATTTCAACTGTGCTAACAGAGAATGTGGCGCTCCATTAGATTTAGTAATTGAAACAAATTCTTTTGGATTACCAGAGATAACAGAAAAAGTTAGCTGGAACGAAAATTGGGACTACGACATTTAAAAATAACAAGGGGGTTTAACCGCCCCCTTTTAAAAAATATATTATGAAAGATTTTAATTACAATTTGATTATAACATTTTTGTTATTATTTATAGCCTATAATTTTTTTGAAGAAGGACACAATGGAACTGCAATGTTTATGTTAGTACCTACCAGCTTTTCAGTAT